ACATTGCATGCTTTGTATTTTCTATAGCTTTTAAAATGTCTTTTTCTTTGATTCCAGACGCTTTAGCTTGCACTGTTTTAACCTCTTTAATCACCTCTTTTTCAACCTCTCTCACTTCGAGATTAGATCCTAGTATGCGACCGTCTTCAGTCATTATATAGACATTGCCATATGTATTAACTAATTCGGGTAAGCTGGATCTGGTGTCTAGTGGATTTACACCTAGTTTTTTTGCCAAAGATTTATTAGTAGTGCCTGAAAACTGTAATACATCAAGATCTATCTTGTCTATATCGCAATATGGTAAAACTAAACTCAACCCTACACCTTGCTTAGCTAAGATTATAGCTTGATGCAATACGCTTGCCATGTGCTTTAGATCCTCTTCTGATTGATCAAACTTCCAGTCATAATTTGGTACTTGTTTAGCTCGCTGGATCTTAGACCACGGTGTGGTTTTTTTGTTGCGTTTAATTTGTGATTTGATTTGTTTGATTTGGTTCATAGCTCGTTGTTTTTTTAATTTCTTTAAGTGAATACCATAATTCACCAAATATCTGGATTGGGTTTGGTAAATTTTCGTCAATATCTGTAATTTCAACCTCAACCCAGTATTTTTGGTATAAGCTTTTTAAAAAAGCTTTAACTAAAATTTTTTCACCTATTTTAAAGTCTGTTGCTTGACTCATAATTTAATTGTTTTTAATTTTTAAAATAATTTCTGAAATGTTTTGACTGTATTGCTTGTAGCTTGAAGTGCCGACATAGGTTTTGGCAAATTGATCAAGCTCTGATTTGTTTAGATCGTCGCTGTGGATACTGGGGTAACCAACATCAAGCAACCATGTAAGATTGTCTAAATATTCACAATAGCTAGTGTATCCAGCAATAGATCCACGGAAGTTGAGTGTATATTCAAGATTCTTAGAGCTGTATGATTGATCAGACCAATCTTTAGATCTGCCCATTATACCGCCACCGTTGTAATATATTTTGTGATCACGATATTTTTTGACTCCAATTTGTTTTATGTCGTCAAAATTGTCGTTGCCACGTTTATAATCCACCCACTTACCGTCCATTTGCTGGATCTTGTAATGACTCCAAGTGTTTGACTCCTTTTCTGTAATTGCAAGCGGTAAATAGGCGTTTATTTTGCGTTCTGTAGTATATCTATAGCTACACTCTGCAATTTCTTTGGCTGGTAGATCAGGGTTTTGAGATTTGATCCAATTCTTCAAAGTCTGCACCGTAGCATTCTCGGTATTAGCTAGGATGTCTAAAGGCTTGTCGGTATTGCCGACTAGGCTAGTTTTATCACTTACAGCCTCCGCCGTGATTGTTCCGCTTATGTGTGGTGTTGCTTGTTTAAGCTCGTCTTGAGCGGTTGCATACCCACCCATCCCGATACTGGTGATAACCATAAGTGTGATAAATCCATTCATGGATTTGCGGTGTAGTTTTGATTTGTAGCTTGGATCTGGTTCGAGGTTTATTTTTGGTATAGTCATATATTTGTGTTTGTTTTTTGGTTTAAAAAAATATTGATCAATCAATTAGCTTGTACTTTCTACCGTTAAGTTCAATAATTTCTTGAGTTTCAGTTGGTTGAGTAACTGTTTCAGGTTCTACACCTGTAATTTTGGTGAATATATCCCAATCAAAATGCGAAATATCAAAGAATTGTTGTTTAAGTTCTTGAGTTGCTTCGCTCCATGCTTTTTTAAATGCTGTCTGATAGCGAGTTGCATAGGATTCATTTTTATCAAATTCTAGTTTTAATTTCGGAATACTTATTTTAGAATATTCCTCTTCTGTAAGTTGTGTATTAAACACCCTGTAAGGCTTTTGCTGGCATGAATCAGGGTAATCACGACCATGACTGTCTGAGTAGCAAAATAGCTGGTATTCAGACATTTTTAGGTTTTTAGAATAATAGCAAGAGTTGCAATAGTTGCAATAATCGCAAGAGTAGCAATAGTTGCAATAGTTACAACTCTTGCAACTCTTGCAAGAGTTGCAATAGTCGCAAGAGTTGCAATAGTTACAAGAGTAGCAAGAGTCGCAAGAGTCGCAAGAGTTGCAATAGTTGCAGTAATCGCAAGAGTTGCAATAGTTGTTGGTATCAGACATATAAATAAATTATTTGATTAGTTGGTGTTTTTTGCCGTTTATCTCAGTGATTTTTTAAGTTTAATAATAAGCCAGTTAGGCACTGGCAAGCCGTAAAAGTTTAAAATGGTGTTTGAATCTCATTCAAATCAATATCAGGTAGCTCACTTACTGTAGATTCGCTAGTTGTTGGATCTGCATAGTTGTCGGTATTTGGAAACTCATCAGCACGATTAGTTTTAGACCAGTCAAGATCTTCGACACTTACTGAATCCTCAAACGGATCTCCACCGTTTGTAAAAATTCTGTTTAGATCAGGATTTAAAGCACTTAAAAGCTCTTTAATGTTCTCAGGGAACGCACGGCTGGTACTTGGAGGCAAGTTAGTAACTTTGTACTTTGTGTCCATTTTTTCACCTTCTTTTGATAGTTTAAGATCTGTGTTTAAAAGATCCCAGTCTTTATCAATCGCAATTATATCATCCATAATTCCACTTTTATCCAATTCCCAGTATTGGATAGCTTTATCGTTGTAATTATAGATTAAGCAACCCCAGAAATGCTTTGGACGGCGTGGTTTGCCATTTAGATCTAAAACATCTAGTCGCTCTAGAATTTGTGGTTTTGGAGCTGTTGGCTCGTATTTCCAGTATGATTCAGTAACTTTTTCTGATTTGCCTTCTGCGTTTTTTACAAAAGCAATATCTTTCCAGCCAAATACTGGAGCTTCTAAAAATCTTATAACTGTACCATTTTCAATCTTTTGTAGGTAACGGTTTTGGTTGGTTGGTTTGGAATATCCATCTAATAGTGACATAATATATATAGTTTAATTATTGTAAAATTTGGGTTTGTAATTTGGTTGTACCATATAAATATAGGCTTTAAGTAGTTGTATGGTTTGTTGAAATTGTAGACTTGTAATGTCTTTTGAGGTTGTATAGCCTATTTTAGCTTTGATCTTGTCTTTAACTCGTTCGCAAGCTGTATAAGTTGGTAGATTTGGAAAGTAGATGTGAGCTACTTCGCTAATCCAGAACTCATACAAACCACGTTGTTTTTGAGTCAATATAATTGGTGGTGGTTGGTAATTGGTTAATAGTGACATATGTTACAGAATTTTAATATCCTGATCTTGGCTCACCCTTCACAATAAGCCAAGTCAAAACACTTCATTTTCTAAAAACAAGTATAAATTTTTATTTAAAAGTTGTCAAATATGTTTTTGATTTATGTGTGTTTTATCTTTTATTTTTGACAATTTGAGCTTTTAGATTTTCAATTTTTTTGTGTAAAACAATTTGAGCTTTCAAATTTTCAATTTTCCAATACAAATACTCTGATTGTTCTGGATCTAAAACATTGTAATATTTGTTGTGGAAGTCAACCAATTTTTGTAGTTTTTGCTCTTTAGATCTCTTTATTTTTTGATACAAAACTTTTATACAAACGATAAAAGCCAAAATGAAAAGTATTAAATATAGTGCGGACATAGGTTATAAATCGTAGATATTATATGGATCGTTAAAAACTGGATCGGAGTTATAAGATACGGTGGTTTCGTAGTTGGCACGAGTAATCCAGTCCTTACCGTTTTTTCTCCTGTTTTGCTCGTTTCTAGCATACGCAAAAACGATACAATTAAACTGGCTGTATTCTCCCCGATAATCACCACCCCACAAAGTCTCAAATCCTGATCTAATAGCTTGTAATTGCCAATCATCAAGAGTTTGGAGGCACTCTCTAAGTTGTGGGAGCGGGTAGCTCATCAATAGCTCATAAGTGTCTTTTTTGTCTTTGATTGAGTTGCTAATACAAGCAAACAACAAAGTTTTGATTATTTTATTTGGGTTCATGGATTATCTCGTTTACTCCGCCAGCCAATCGACCTTGACGGTTAGGTATTTGGTTATTGACAAAATTGACTAATAACCCAGCCAAAACAGCTAAAACTAAGATAAAAATTACTGTTTTATTTTCTTGAATCATAGGCAATAACTAATAAGCTTAGAATTATCAAAACAAACATTGTAGGGTTATACAAATATAAAATGATATTATTGATCATACAAAGTTTTTTTAGATTGAAGTATCAGATCTAATCCGAAGAGTGTCAGATACTGTTATCTCTTTTAGATCTTTTAACTTCTCAATAATTATAATATTTTATTTGAAACTTGTCAAGTAATTTTATGTAAATAATGCTTTTTGATTGATTTTTAAAACAAAAAAAAAGACTAAATACTCTAAAATAAATAGTCTATAAATCAAAAAACAGTAAAAGTTAAGTTGTGGCTTGACCCATGATAGAGTGTATTGTACAATGGCAGTTAGGGCACAAAGCAACTAAATTGTCAATCGTGTCAGCACCGCCTTTAGATCTGGGTACAATGTGGTGGATTTGCAAAGTCAAGTATTTGGTTTCTTTGATCTGGCAAAATGCACAAATGTAATCCTGATCTTTTTTTACAAGGTCTTTGATCTCACGTTTCATTAGTTTTACCTAAGTTTTTTGATCACTTTCACAAAATATTAAATTGACAATTTAGTCAAACTATATCTATAATATACACACATAAAAAATACATATATGAAAATGAATAATTATAGTACACACACTATCCAAAAAGTTGTTGACATGCTTCAAACCATGTCGGTTAAAGATGTTGCAAATAAAACCAAAATCAAACAACAGACTATCTACACATGGTGCAGAAAACTCGGAATAAAACCTAAAGCTAAAATGGGAAGACCAAGCAAGATGGTTTCCATCAAAGTTGACAAAGTTCAATCTAAATAGTTTATTTTTTTTGTAAATTTTTGATTTACAGTTTTTAGAAAACGAAGGGTTTTTTTAAAAAACATTTTACCGCCTTTATGGCGGTATTTTGTTTGACAACATTTTACTTTTAATTTTTTTTGGTTCTACCAATTCAAGTTTTGTAACTTGACACACATCTGTGACCCTATCACTAATACTAGCAGTTAGTACGTCTGTACCAAAACCTAGACTAGAGTACACTCCGAGATATAGCTATTACTATAGCATATCAAAAAACAAAGACTTAAAAAATCAAATCAAAGAAGTAAAAAGCCGACCGCCTTTGGAAATTGCCAATACAGTCACTGTAGAGCAACCAGAGGCGTTTTTGATTGATACCGATCAAACACTATCTAAAGAGCAAATAGTGGGCTTGATTCGTGATTACAGTGTCAAGTATGGAGTCGACCCTGAAAGGTCGATAAGAATTGCAAAATGTGAGAGTGGATTTAACCCGAATGCCAAATCTAAAAATGGCTTATACTTTGGATTATTCCAGTTCTTACCCTCGACGTTTCGAGCCAATGCAAAAAGACTGGGTTTACAAAATCCAAATATTCTAAATCCTGATCATAATATTGAAGTTGCGACTTACATGTTTAATTTGAACCAATACCACCAATGGTCGTGCAAATGATTACCATTTTAGGTGGGTGCCGAATATGGTTGTTTGACAATTTTTAAATAAACTTTTATAAAAAAAATACACAAACAAAATGTCATTTTTGGAGATTAAACACTATGTGTTTCAAACCCGATTGTAAGTGTTACGATAAAAACATTCATTTTACCATTTTTGGTATCTCATTTGCTTCATATCGTTGCGAATCTGGAAATTTGAGATTTAAATTTATCTGATCATTTTTGATCTTGTTTGTTTTGTGTGAGGCGATTATTATTTTGATAGTTGCCTTTTTTTTGTGGAAAAGTTTGACAAAATATAAATAAAGTTTTATAATATTTTTTAGTAGATTTTTCAAGGGATTTTGTACCCCCTGTATTGACAAGCGAGTTGCGAGACTCCTTGAAAGATCTATCTCAATACGAAGGTACAAACTTTATGATTTAGATCCCGCCCAGAAAGGCACGGGTTTTTTTGTGTCTAAAAATATTTTTTGTATTATGTCTGTCAATCCAACCTTTATAGATTTTTGCAATAAATTGGCTCGGGTAGAGTCAATAAATTCTACTGCTTTTCACGATGAAGCAGAAAAAATTATGGGTTACCCAGTTGATTTGTCCCTATCTCTATATAAACTTAAAACTCAAGCAATTACCACTGGTATTCCACAGTGGAAAGAAGAAGGAAGGGAGGTTTTTGTCACCAGATACAGATATGGTGGAGAAGGTCATGATTTTATTTTTGTTGTTGAGGTCAAGAGTCTCGACCTCAAAAGAACTTTTAAATTTCATTTTTTTGATTACTCTGGGGAGTATGTTGAGAGTGGTGATGTCCACCACTCAAAAAGTGATAAAAACAAAGCTAATAGCCAGTTGCCATTTGAAGACCTAAAATGGCTAAGACCCCTGATTGATCAGGCTAACTCTGATATCACAGAGTATTTGTGGTTGTTTAGACTCCTAGATACTGATATAGATGCTGAGACACTTTCAGACGCAAAGAACTATTTAGGTGATAGCTACGGTATCGACTACGATTACATCCGAAAAGGCATATCGTGTAGTACTGTCACACTTCATGAATGGTATGATAACTCAATGCAGTTATCAGTTTTTATAAATAAGAACGAAATAATTTACCAAGAGACCCAAACAAAAGGGGATTTCCAACAAGAAATAACAGGAAGTGAAAACATACTTAACTTTTTAGTTGATTTGTTTCGCGATGAAACAACTAAAAGTTTTGTGGCAAAAACTTTAAAAAAGTTATTTAAAGAAATGAAAATTAAAAATTAAAAAGTTTGTGCCTAAAACATTTAACAATCACCTTTAGGAGGTTGTTTTTAGTTAAGGCATATTTGACAAAATATAAATAAAATTATATACTATTTTTAGTAGAATTTTAGTGGATTTATTGGAGTGTAGGTGTCCTTAAGCAGTGCCTACTTTCCGATAAGTCTATTAAAGGACTTAAAACTGCTTTATGTCATCGTATTTTAACCACCCATACGCTATGCGTAACACCCCTGAGATTTTAGAACTTAGGGCTTGCTTAGGTTTTCAATCCTATGCAATTTATTTAATGCTTTTGGAAACAATAGCAGAAAGCGACACTCAATCAGTCAACCAAAAACTGATAAATGGGGTCGCTATTTCTTTTGGTTGCGATCCAGTTTTTTTAAAATCTGTAATAGAAAAATGTATCGAGCTTGAACTTTTTTATACAGACGAAAATTCAATTTTTTCTAGCCACTTACAGGAACATTTTGAAAAGAGGGCAGAAATAAGCCAAAAAAGACAAGAGGTTGGTAAGCTTGGAGGTAGGCCAAAAAAAGCAAATGAAAACCAATTGGTTACCAAAAGCAAACCAATTGCTAACCAAACAAAAGCAAACCAAAACCAACAAGAACCTAAAGAAAGTAAAGAAAGTAAAGAAAATAAAGAAAATATAAAAGAACCTCAAAACAAGTTTGAGGAGTTTTGGAGTTTGTACCCTCGGAAGGAGGTAAAGGTTACAGCTCTCAAAGCATATCTCAAGGCAACACAAAAAGACTCAGAAGAAAACATAATTTCAGGACTCAAAAAAAGTCTTGACGAATTGGAAAGCAGAGAGTTGAAATATAGACCAATGCCAGCCACATGGTTAAATCAGGAACGGTGGAGGGTTGACAGTTACACAGAGCCACAAGAAGACACATCTTACCGTATCAATCCAGCTACAGGGAAAGAGTGGGCTGGTGATGAACTAGAGGAATACTGGAGAGAAAAACAAAAAAACGACCCACCTAGTGCATTTTCAGACTCAAATATTTTAGCAAATCACTTTTTAGGACTATAGCTTATGACAGAAACTTTTATCAAAGAGGACGCTAAAATATACCTAGAAAGTCCGATAATACCTCAAGTTTGTGTTGTTGGTGCAGAAGCACTAAGCGAGTCAATAGGAAACTTCAGAACCCAACAAATAAACTTGATCGTGGCCGAAACTGGTTTTGGAAAATCAGATCTTATGATTGATCTAGCACTCAAAATATCCAAACAATCGACCGTTTTGTTTTTTAGTGCCGAAATGTCAAGAGAAAAAACAATGCCACGCTTTATTGCCAACAAATCGCCAAATCTAAACAAAAAAGATGTTGAAAAATTGCACCTAGAATACAGCGAAGAACAAGATTTAGAAGTCAAAAAAAGCTATATTCAGATAGTACAAGATGCACTACATGGACACAGTTTATACATGGAATACACTAGAGATTTAGCTGAAATAGTCCAGTCGATTGAAAAACACAAAACAGAACACAATATCGAATTTGTTTTCATTGATCACCTTTTAATTTTAAATTCAGGGTTTGAAGGGTCAGAAAACGAAAACATGAACCAAATTTTAAGTAAATTTGAGACTCTAGGAAAAGACAACAACCTTTGTTTTGTGTTAGCTACTCAATTCAACAAACAAGGGGAGCGTGGGATCGAACATGGAGACAGAACACTTGGAGAAGTTGCAGGAGGTCGAGCTGTTAGCCACTTAGTCGAAAATGTTATGTATCTTCACGAAAGTAAAGACCAAGCTAAAAAGAACGAGCAAAACTGGAAACTAGGTCGAGAAGTCACGATCAAAATTCTTAAGAAAAGAAATGGAACCGGTCAAACAGTCAAATTTAACTACAAACCAAACAAATCAAACTTTTTTGAATTTCCTAACCAAACCGATAAATAACAATTTTATGACACCAGAATTTACAATAGCCAAAGCTAAACTTATGAATGTGAAGCTTATAGACGCCAAAATCACAAGAACCACCCACTTAAAAGAACGGGGACAAGACTTAAAAAACAGACTTAATACAGCAGTAAGTTTGTATTGGTCGGAAACAAGTTTGGTTGGTCAAGAATTGCTTTTAGAGCGTGTAATTTTACCACACTCACAGCAATTACACGAAACCAAAAAAGAGCTTGAGGCATGGTCAAAATCAGTCAAGACAATTAACATGAAAACCCTTGACTGGGATCGTGCTAGTCAATACCCTTGCACAGATCTACTAGGTCAACCAGTACGAAAACACGGGGCAGAGTGGATCTACCACAGCCCACACCGTGAAGACAAAAAACCTAGCTTTTCAGTCAATATCCAAAAAAATATATGGCACGACTGGGGATCTAACGAGGGTGGTAATGTTTTTGATCTTTACATGCTAATCCACAACACCACAAAAGTTGAAGCGTGTAAGCAAATTCTAGCCATGTTGTAACCCCTAGTAGTACCTTTACTTAACTTTTATAAAAAAACCTCCACATTTTTACAAAATCAATCAATAAAATAATTATGATCAAAGACCTAACCCCTATACAACAAATGGCGAACCAGTACGAGCATTCTATACTTGTAATGGTCAATACTTTTATAAACTGGTTTAATTCCAGTTTTGAGTATGGAGAACCACCAGAAACACTATACCACTAGATCGTTTTGTAGGTTCTGATCCCTCCTATGGAGTTTTTGAGCTTATTGACATGTATCTCTCACCACAAGACGTTTATCTGTGCATCAAGCACGAACTAACAGCTGAAGAGTTTATGGATTGGTACTGGAGTGCAGACGATAATTTTTACAGACCAGTCAATATCGCAAATTGGAAATATCGAGATCAAATTCTAAAAACCAAATAATATGCCAAAAATAACAAAACCAACTACACCAGACTGGATCGAGAACCCAAATCAAACCAAAGGGGTTTTTGTGAACGTCAAACCTTTATCAGTCAACCAAGCATGGCAGGGTCGCCGATTTAAAACACCAAAATATAAACAATACGAGGCTTTAGTTTTGTCTATGTTGCCTGAACTAACAATCAAAAAAGATATGAAATACCAGCTAGATCTTACTGTAGGATATAGTAACAAATTGTCCGATATAGACAACTTCTTAAAGCCTTTTTTAGATATTCTTCAGAAAAAATACAATTTTAATGATCATCAGATCTACAAAATGATCATCACTAAATCAATAACAACCAAAAACAACGAATTTATAATTTTTAATTTTACACCTTTATTATGATTGAAATTTTAAAAAACAATTTAGAATTAGCCATCAAATGGAAAGATCAGTCAGTTATTGCACTGGTCAAAAAGTCGATCCAGAACGAACTTAAAAATGGCAATTTATCAGAAGAAGAAAAACAGGAACTATACGCACTTTTAAACCAAAACCAATAAAAACATTTGACAAAATATTATTTATAATTTACTTTAAAAGCAATGTAATATATTTATTTAATTTATGCCACACCCTAATAAAATAAGCCAAGAAAAAAAAGATCTTCTAATTAAACTCAGAATGGAGAATTACAAGGTCTTCGAAATTGCACACATGACTGGAACGCACCCTTCCACTATTGCAAAAATTCACACAGAAGCAAGGAAAAACGGTGTTGTGTTTCCTGACCAAGTCGGTCAGAGAAAAAAACCTAAAAAAATTAAATTAAAACCGTTTGATGCCAACAACAACGTTTTTAATCCAGCCCACATACTGCCAAAACAAACACCTCCACCATTTCAATCAGTGAAAACAGTTGAAGTTACACCAAACTTTTATTTTACAAAAAACCACTGGCTTTTCAATCCCGATCTATGATATTACCATTACTAGCTTACTTACTTTTTTTAATTCTGGTTTGGTCGCCATTTATCTTATTTTTTATAAAATCTTTGCGATCAAACAAAGCTAAAAAATATCGCAAATGACCACACAACCAACCACTTTTGATGAACTAAAAACACTGATCAAATTAGGTCGTCTAGGTCTTGATACAAGATCACCATCTGATCAGTTTTTGTATCGTGCCTATATTGCCAACGTTCCCGATCACCTAAAAGACGAAATATTAAACAGCCAAATTACTGAAATGCAAGAAAAGCATCAAATTGACACTTCAGGCTTTACTTTTAACCTTTTTAATTACAGACAAAAACTAGAAAATCTGCCTCTGGTTAAACACTGTAATTTATGGTTTGGCGACTGGAATTTAGACCATTTAGAGATTGAAAAAGAAATACACAAATGGATCTACAGGATCTACAACCAAAGGCTTGACTTTTGTTTCATGGTAAACCCACCTGAAATAAGATCAATTCCAACCAAACCACACGCCCACGTTTTTATCAATTTTGAAAATTATATAGCATAATATGTCTGAATTACCGAAAATAATCCACGAAACACCAGCTCAAGCCCCACGGTTTGAAGTTTACAACAAAATAGTCACACCAGTGCAAGCCATAAAACAAACTAGAGACTGGCAGAGGCAAGGTCTGAAAGTGGCTGTTACTGATGTTGTTTGTGACATACCGCAACACCTCCATAAAGAATATTTGGCAACCATTGCCAGCCTATCTAATAAGCTTGTTGTCCGAGTCGACACAGACAAGCATGCAAAAGAAAAAAAAGGTCATCCAAAATTACCACCCGAACTAGACAAACCATACAACACACTAGAATACAGACAAAAAGATTTGGCACACTTGCCATACGTTGACCTGATCACAGAGAAAGCACATGGTAGTCTCAATTGGATCTCGATTTTTAAGCCCGACATAATCATAAAATCCACGACAAGTGGTCAAAAATTGATAGCTGAAATTAAAGAATTACAGGAGTTGATCGTGGTTTTAGGTCAACCAACCCAAATCATTATTTTAGATGAGAATTGTGACGTTGTAGATCACTCAGAGGCACTAGACAAAGCCATCGAGTACGATAATAACAAATACGATAAAAAACACCATAGTGGCTCTACAATCACCAAAAAGATTGAAGATAGATTTATGGCACTTAACCAAGATAATTTAAAATGTGATATACCACCAAAATATATTGATTGGTAAAAAAAAACAAAAAGTATTGCAAATTTTAAAACAGTCGTTACAGACTGTTTTTTTGTTTTAAAAATCAATCAAACAAGATTATTTAAATAAATAAACTTGACAAGATATAAATAAAATATTATAATAAATATACAAATCAGAAAACACTTTTTAAAACTCTGATTTTTAAAAAACAATCTAATATGTCCAAAATAACCAAACAAGCATACGAAGCAAAATCACGATATGCTTCACGATCTAACAGCGAAAATGCTGAGATTATGGAAGAAGCTGGAGCAAGTCAAGAATTGATTGACTCTATCCTTAGAATAGTATCAATCAGACATGATCTACATTCAGGATCACGATCATCATTATTCAATACTGAATCATCTGATTTTGATTCAAAATGGGAACAAATCAATGAGTTACAAGAATTTGTCTCTGAGACAGTTTTAGATGAATTTAATTCTCCACTAGACAGTGATTGGTCAATGGGCTTAGTAGATACTGATGAGTTTGAGTCTTTTGACGATTTTTCCCAACGATCAATCGTTGAAATCTCAAACAAAATCGAAAAATTAAATACTCTTGTAGAAAAAAAACTACAAGAAATTGATAAGGAATTTGGCACTTCTTGGACTCCATCTGGAGCAAGTAGAATTTTTTAATTTTTCATGTGTATGTATATATTTTTTTGTAAAAATTGTAAAAAAGAATTTTCCGCAAAAAGAAGCACTGCTCTATATTGCAGTACTAAGTGCTGGAGAAGCGATAACAAAGATAAACTAAAAACAGCAAGCAAAAAATACAAAGAAAAAAACAGAGAAAAAGTTTTAGAAAAATTAAAAACAGCGTGGCACAAAATTTATAAAAATACTTCTAAAACAAAACTGAAGAAATATATTTGACAAAATACAAATAAAAACACATATTCATAATATGAATGATTCGTTGGCGGGCTTATATGTAGTAATATTTCTAACATCGAGCGTGCCAATGATCACCAACAGGTCTTTTAGGTTGTACCCAGTAATTTATGTGCTGGTCAATCTCTTGACAACTATCATGATGATTTTTTATATATGGCAAAAATTTTAAACAAGGTCAAAAATTGCGAAACAATTAAATGGTCGGAGCTAAAGACTTATGAATTTAACACACTCAAAGACAACAATAATCGTGATGTAACTAAACTTAAAAACAGTATAATCAATTCGGGTTTTACAAGTCCTTTTTATGTCTGGTCAGATCATAGGTATGTAATCGACGGCACTGGAAGGCATTTAGCACTATTAGAACTTGAAAAAGAGGGTGTCGACATACCTGATTTACCTTTTGTAGCCATTGAGGCAACCAACAAAAAAGAAGCTTTAAAATTAGTTTTACAAGTGTCTAGCCAGCACGGTCAAATAACTCAAGCAAGTTTATCTGATTTTACCAGTGTTGATTTTGAAATTGAGGAATTAAAAGAGTTGCAGATTGAGGAGTTGAATATCTGGGCTTTAGATTCCTTAACAAATCAATTATCTGATGACTACTCTTTGCTAGACGAAGTGGACGACAAAGAAATTGAGGGTATGGCAGATGGTGTGAAAAAAGCAATTCAAATTGAATTTACACCTGAAGATTACCAAAGAGCTTATGAACTTTGTCAGCACGCAAGGAGTAAGAAAGTTTATATCGGAGAGCATTTAATAGGATTATTACAAAACATAAAAGATGGATATGAAAACGCTTAATTTGGAACTAAAACAACACAACGTAAAGATGGGTCAGGAGTGTCCATATTACAAGCCAAATGTAATAGAAGATACTCTGTTTGTGTTTGAAGGGAAAGCAGTAGGCTTTTATATTAAAAAATTAGAGGGGAAAATAGCTAAACTTTTAGAAATTGCCAACACAGAACTTTTAAGTGACAGGGTGCCAAAAAGTGAAATGAACAGAAAACAAACTGATGGAGTAGATGAAAAAACAGGGCTTTATAAATATAAAAATTGTGTGGTGCAATATTCTACAATTATAGGCAGTGTGCCTCCAAAACCACACATGAAAAGAGCTTATCCAACCATTTCATCTGTTCACCAAGTTAAAACAGCTCAAAACTTTATTAAAGCTATGTTGTTAGTTTGCAAGGAAGGTGAAAATATTTTAAAAGAAATAATGCCTGAGCAATATGAAACACAAAAACAAATCTTATTACAAATACCTAAGCAATGGCGATTTGGTAATTTGTTTACAAGCTCAATTTCAAATTTCAATATAAATGCTAATTTCCATAGAGATACTGGCAATTTAAAAAACACAGTTAATTTTATATTTACTAAAAGAAAAGATGCAGAGGGTGGTTGCTTACACGTACCAGATTTTGATTTAACTATAGAACAATCTGATAATAGTTTATTAGTTTATCCAGCATGGCAAAATGTCCACGGTGTCACACCGATAGTTCAACATAATGCAAAAGGATATAGAAACAGCTTGATATTTTACCCTTTACAGGCTTTTCAAAATTTAAATTAAACCTATGGCAACAGCAAAATATAATTGGCAAGAAATCAAACAAAAGTACTTAGAGGGTGAGATTGTTGAGGTGACAGAATTTTTACAGAATTTTTACAGAATTAAGACAAAAGACTATGCAAGGCAGACAAAAGGATGGAGAGATGAAAAAGAACAGATCTTAAAAACTCAAACTGAAAATGCCAAAAAGGAATTAGAAAACGACCCAACCATAAAACTTAAAAATCAAAACATTTTAAAAGCTATTGATAATGTGGAGATTATGGTAGCTCAAATAATCGGGAACAAAGGCAGTTTTAGCATAGAAGATTTGCCAAAAGTAAAGATCGGGTGGGAAATTTTAAGAGTTAGTCAGAACTTGCCTACTACGTATACTAAGAATGATAACAACAACCTAAACACAGACTTAAAAACCATTTTAAAGGATCTTACAGAAGCGGAAGATGTCAACTAGTCTCCTAAAAAAAGGAATTTACAAGATTAAAGACAAAGACTCAAAGGCAGTCCGATATATTCGCAATACTGCACAAAGGCAATATGTAGCTAAAAAAGAAAATAGCACTAAAAAAAAGCACGTTATAGTCAAAGCTAGGCAACTTGGATTCACTACCGAGGGTTGTTTATCAATGCTTGACAAAGCGATGACACAACCCTACTACAGCGGTTTTATTATAGCTCACACCTTGCCAGACGTTGGTAAGATCTTTCAAGAAAAAATCAAGTTTCCTTTTGAGTCATTGCCGACAAGCTTTAAAAACCTTTATAAGCTGGTACGAGACAACTCAAACGAGATTCGATTCAACAACCCTGAATGTCTGGATTCATATGTTAGGGTGGGCATGAGTGCCAGATCTAGCACGGTACAAGATCTGCATGTGACCGAAGCTGGAAAGATCGGAGGCGATGAGAATAGGTGGCGAGAATTAGTCACTGGATCTTTCAACGCCGCACAAAATATTGTAGTTGAGGGTACAGCCGAGGGGTTAAATCACTTTTATGATTTTGTGACCGATATTCAAAGTGATCGTAATAGTGAGTGGGATTTGCATTTTTATAATTGGACTTTAGACAAAGGATATACAACCAAAGCCCCCGATGATACAAGTTGGATTCAAGACTATGAATTACTGGCTAAAAGACTTTTTTTGTGTCCAGATCCAGTCAAGACTCACAACCTAAGCATAGACCAGTTTTACTGGTATTACAACAAAGCTAAAGAGCAAAAAGAACTAATAGTGCAAGAGTTTCCATTTACTATAGAAGAGGCATTTAAGTCGAGTGGAAACAATATATTTAATCAAATAGATGTGTTGAACGCAATCGAGAAGGCACAAAAAGAATACGAATTGATAAAAGGTGTTACAGTCTGGCAAAAACCTAAAGGAGGTTGTCAATATGTTGTAGGTGTAGACCCTGCAACTGGTGAGGGTGACGATGATAGTGCAATCAGTGTTTGGCGTTTTGACACGTGCGAACAGGTGGCTGAGATAGCTGGAAAAATGAATCCGACAGAAACAGCATTGGTTGCGGTCAACCTTGCTAACTGGTACAACGAAGCACTATTAGGAATAGAAAATAACGGTAACGGTATTGCTACAGTCAACGAAGCCAGAAAGCTAAATTATCCAAAAATCTTTAGAAAGTTTACAGCTGGTGTATTAGATCCAAAAGTACCAAAATCTGCCAAATATGGTTGGTCGACCAACTTACAAACACGTCCAGTCATGATTGAAGAGTTTAGACAGATGTTTGAAGATGGCTTGCTTAAGATCAATTCACTAGAACTTTTGAACCAAATGAAAACCTTTGTGAGACACACAAACGGCAAAGTTGAACATGAAACAGGCAAGCATGATGACCGATTATTTGCTGGTATGATCGCAATCCAACTAAGAAAATCAAACAAACCAGTCACACTACTTTGACAACTCTATTTCGTATAACGTATATTTTTGACATTATTACACACAACCATTTATGGCTACCGATATAAAAAAATTACTGGAAAATTCTAGTGAAAGAATGCAAGATTATGAGATCAATCATGAACTATACGAGGGTGACGCATACGAGATATTTGGTAAACGAGAATACAAGTATTTTGAGATGTACAATCCTAAAAATGCCAAACTAGGTTATATCAATTTCAATGTGTTTGCGATTATTAGCAATGTATTTGCCGATATGACATGGAATGAAGCACCAAAAATCACATTTCAAAACAAGGTGAATCAGGAATGGTTTGACCTATGGAGCGATACAGTAGGATTTAACATGAAAATGTACGAGGCAACCACACAGGCAAGCATGATTGGCGAGTCAATCCTAAAATTAAATGTTAGGGAGACAATACCCAAAACCAAACAATTTAATGTTGTTTTAGATCAAGTTGACCCTACAATTTGGTATCCAATTTACGATGAAAATAATATCTCCAAACCTGCACAATATCAATGTTTAATTTTTGGAAAAGAGGTTACTGAACAAAAGAAAGCGTATCTGGTTGAAAAGTATGGTTATGGTGAGGTAATCTATGAATCATATGAGCTAAGTAATAGCAACTACGAGCAAATAGACCCACTCATCTACTTTGCTGACGAAATAGGAGCAGTAGAGGCACGAAAAGACGGCTTGACTTATATATCAGAAACTAAAACCTTTTTGCCACTTGTCACACAACTTATAAACATATCAGAACCGCAAGACTTTCATGGTGTGAGTGACTACACAACAGACCTAAAAAGCCTTTCTAACGAATTAAATGACGCTTTAACAAGCCTTTCTAGTATTAGACGGAAACACGCCGACCCTTTGTTAATCGTGCCTGAAAGTGCTATACAGCAAGCTATAGTCAAGACCAAAGGAAACAGTCAAAACAGTGGAGAATTTGGCGACTTCACAGCCACACTAAACCAAGCTGACCAAGTCAATTATGCAGTAGCTCAAGAAGTTATATCTAGTACGAAAGTAATGGGTATGCCCGCTGACGGATCGATGGCAAAACCCGAATATGTAACGTGGGACGCCTCACTAAGTGCAACTTTCCAAGAGATCGAAATGATCAAAAAAATGATCACACAAAGTGCTTGTCTATCACCTATCATATTTGAACCTGATATAAGCACTGGCAATTTATCTGGAGTCGCAATACAACGACTTTCAATCACCATGATCAATCGAGCAAAAAGAAAGCAAATTTATCTAAGAAAGGCGATACAAGAGATCGTGTTTACAGCTCAACAATTAGCTATTGCAAACAACCTAGGTTTAGCTGGTGAAGCTGAAATACCAAACGTTGAATTTGCTGATGGTTTCCCAAATGATCTAAACGAGTTAGTGGTTGCACATCAAGGTCTTTTGGACGCTGGTTTAGAGACACCCCAAGACGCCATGATTGAAATATTTGGATACACACAAGAGCAAGCGGACTTAAAAGCTCGAGAGATCCAAGACAATGGTATAAACACCAATACCCCCATTTTAAATCAAGATAATCAAGTAACTAGCTAATGTTTGACGGCATTACCGAAAAAGACACCCAAAAACTAATAGAACTCTACCAAAAAACAGAGGCTAAGATTATTGAGGATCTCAAAACTGTAAATATTGCCAATAGAAACGAGAAACTACAGGCACTTGCCAATGTCCAAAAACAACTTGAAACGCTCGACGCCCCGACAAAAGAGTTTTTGGATATTCATGTAGAAAAAGAATATAAAGCTGGTGTACAGACCGTCAATGAGACTTTAGGTACTAGTTTTGCACTGATCAATAAAGAAGCCATAGAGAGCCTTGTATTGACTGCTTATGATGATATTAGAATTGCACTAGGCCAATCCAAAAACAATATCCAGTTATTGATGGATCGATTGACTAAAGAAGCACGCCAAAGCGTGTTACAAGCCACGGGTAATGCTTTGATAACTGGACAAGCTAGAAAGGGTTTGAGTACCGAACTGTACAAGATCTTAAAAGCTGATGGTATCACAGGATATAAGTACACTGATAAAAACGGCAAGGTCTATAATGTGAAACTGGAAACCTTTGTTGATACAACAGCACGCAATGTTTTGAGAGATGCACAGAATGAAGCGGTGGCTAAGTCAAGCCTTGAGGCTGGAGTAGATCTGGTCAAATTTTCCAGTCACTCAAACCCGTCACCAATGTGTAGACCTTGGCAAAATAGGGTGGTGTCAATCAGTGGAGCGGTCGATGGTTATCCTACTTTACAGGAAGCTAGAACATGGTACAAAGGGATAGGTATAACTAATCATAGATACTGCAAACATAGATATGTGCCATACAATAATAGCAATATACCTTTTGTAAAATACAACCCTGAAACAAAAGGGTATGAAACAGTAAAGGATTAAATATAGTCTATTTGCAATTTTAAAGCCCCCTAGAGGGGTTTTTATTCTTGATTTGCAAGGTTGACTATCTCTTCCTCCATCTCTCTAATTTTGTCGATTATCTCGTCAACAGTAATTTCTTTTTTGGGGAGGCGTTTTAAAATTTCACTGTCAATGTTTTTTTCAACTTCTATGAAGCAACCGTCACCGATCCATAGAGAAAGGTGTAGAGCGACAGCTCTTACTCCATAATAATCTCCTCCTAAGAGTCTGGGCATCAGAGCAGAACCGTTTGATTTATAACACGACTTTAAAAATTCCTTTGTGCTAGTTAAATTTAACCAGTCGTCAATGTTTCTATCATACTCTTCACAGATACAACTAAGATTTACATATCTTGGATCATCGTAGTGGGTTTTTATTTGAGGCATAGTGTATATTTTTTTTCTTATATAACTTAATTAGTAATGATATTCGGGTAAGAGGGAGGGAGTAATAAGTTGTTCACCCCCTACCCCCAACATAATAATGTGAGAGTAAGAGATGACTAACTCAAAAACGATATTCGGTATAATCGGTCGGTCGTTTTTTTATCGCTTATACTGTTTTCTAATGCCCCTTTACACTTAGAATTGCGAGATGTTATCGTTGTCCCGAACAGTCCATTTTATTTTTAGAATCTTAGCATCTCCAAAACTAAAAACAAAATGAGTTTTGGCTTTAAAAAACAAAAAACCGCCCCTAGAGGCGATGATTTGAGTACATTAGATATAATCAATTTCTATATTAAGAAACAATTAAACTTTTGTCAAGGCTTAGTATTATCTACCTTGTTTATCGCCGTTTATCTGGCAGTACAAAAGGTGATTATATCTAATGTACTGACAGACAAAAAGACTATAAAAACTATTTTCTATTATGTCAAATAAAGCCCAGTTTGACAATTCCATTTCGTATAACGTATAAATTATACGAAACAGTCCAGACCTCGGCACGTCCAGACCGTAACCAATAACAAGCCGTAAAACGTTATAAATATGTCAGATACTACTACTACACCAACAGAAGAACAGGTCATCAACCAGACTTCTACAGTTGACACAACAACTGAAACCAAACCAAATGACAAAGAGTTTAATTTTAGAGCTTTAGAAGCTAAAGCCAAGGCACTTGAAAAGGAAAATGCAAAACTTAAAGCCGAACAACAAAACAAACTTGAAAAAGAGTTGGCAGAACAGGGAAAGCTTAAAGAACTTGCAGAACTTAAAACCCAAGAAGCCGAAAACCTAAAAAAAGAACTCGAAACAATGCGGTTTGAGTCACAACTTCAAAATGAGATCACTAAATCAGGAGTCAATCCAAAATATTTAGAGTTTTTACAAGATAAGGTGAAAAAATCAGTCAAAGTCAACGAAACTGGTGAAATAGAAAATCTTACAGAAACTTTGTCAAAATTCAAAACAGAATATAGTGAGTGGTTTAATCCGCAACCTATAGCAAGTTTTGGGTCTGACAGAACTACAGGCACTACAAGCGGTATGTCGTCTAGTGAGATCATGCAAATCATGGATTCAGGAGATGCCGATCTTATCGCAAAAAATGCCGACAAAATTCAACAAGCATTTAAATTATAAATATGTCTAATATTACAGGTTTACCATCTACCCAAGTGTCAAGTATCTTGACCACTACCAACTTAGCCACAGCGATGACTAAGAGTTTTTTTGAGGCGGAAATGCACTCATTCATGCGAAATCAAAGCGTTGTACGAGAATACCAAACCGCTACAGGTATTGGATCTATCGTACAGGTTAAAATCAAACCAAACCACACCGAACCAACCAACATTACAGCCTTGACTCAAGGTACTGAATTGGTAATCGGTGACTACTCACGTGCCAACTATGGTAAAATCGACGTCAAGCTAGATTATGCACTTCCTAAAAGATTTGTCTTTAACAGTGCTGATTTAGTCTTTACTGATGGCATTACTACAGTAAATGCCGACGTTGAACGTGACAACCTAGAATCTGCAATGAAACAGATTTTGAGAGGCATGAAGCGTACAATCAATACAAGACTTAGAACCTCATCAGCTGGTACTAACTATGGTACATCTGGTACAGCTCTAAACGCAGCTGTATTTAGAAAAATCAGAACCGCCGCCAATAACCAAGGTTACCAAGGCAAAACCATTGAAGTCAGGCTACACCCAGACTTTTATGAAGTTGCAATCACCATTGCTGAATTTCAAACAGCCAGAGGTGCTACAGCAGTAGCGGGTAACACAGCTGGAGATAATACATCAGTATCACCTACAATGTTCCAAGTTGGCGGATTCTACAACATGGTTCTAGTATCAGATGACACATACGACAGACCAACCCCTGCATCAGATCCAGTTGGTACAGCATACGTTGACACCGCCGCAGTAGTGCCAGTTCGAGGCTTACCAGTCGTTGACCGAACTCGTGACTTTCCTATGTCATACCAAGGTATTAACATGCTATACCAAAGAGACGACAGAAAACTAAATATTGGTCGATCAGTAGCTGGATCTCTTGAAGTCCTTTATGGTTTTAAAGAGTTGTCAGGTGACATCAATGCGTCTGGAGTAATCCAAACAACCCCAATTTTTCAAGTTTTAGGAGGTGTGGTATAGTCCACCCCCTTGTTTATATAATCTATAAAATGACAGAAAACAAAACAATTTGGTTAAAAAACACAACTAATAAAATGTTGTACGAAATCGCAGAAGTTGAACTTTCAATCTACCAGACAGACCCAAACAAGGTCGTTATTGCTACAGAAGCAGAAGTCAAGCGATGGAAAGACGGTACTTACTGGGCTAACGTCAATGACGTAGAAGTCAAACCAATCACCGAACCAACTAAAACAAAATAGTTATGCCAACACTTAGAAACTACATCACACGTCAAGATTATGCGACTATCACAGGCGACACATCGGAAGTCAATGACCAACTGATTGATCAAGCCGAGACTCTTATTGATCAGGCGTGTGCAATGTTTCTAGGCTCGACACTACAAAAATCAATGAATTATGAGATCTTAGAAGAGAATAGCACGACCACAGCTACTACAGCTACCTTATCCAGCACTTACACCACAAACTATTTAAAGTATTGTACTGTAGAAGTGTTAAATGGCAGTTTGGCAGGCTCTAAGGCGTGTATCACATCTTCAAGCACCAATACCATCACTTTTGAACAAATCGAGGGTCTAACAGGCACTACAGCGATAAAAATTTATCAAACTGGTAAATTTCCTATGGTAAAAGACGTGACAACTGGAAGCAGTGTTTATTATAAGTCTATACCGCAAGAAATCAAACAGGCTGTCGCTTGGCAAGTGAAGTTTATACTTGAAAACGGGGATCTTTTTAATTCAGATCTTATGGATTCGGAAAACATTGGTGGATCTTATTCGTACAACCGAGCCAACAACTCCACCAAATCGTCAATTATCCAACTATTAGCACCACAAACTATTCAACTTATAAAACCTTACACAATCCAGACTATCTAATATGTCTTTTAAATCCCTACTAAATCAAACTTGCATCTACAGTGCTAACACTAGCACTAATAGATATGGAGATCTTGACTACACAGGATCGAGAACGATTAAATGTCGCTTTGTTAAAGGTTTTTCTAAAGATCAGTTCAACCAAGGTGAAATCAATAATCGTAGTGCAGTTTTACAAATTGACACAACGGTTGCACCATCGATCGGATCGAAAGTAAAGTTTAATAATTTGGTGTATAATATTGATAATATCGATGAGTGGAGACTAGGTAACGGTCAACTACTAGGATACAAACTAACTATTTCGGAGTATGTCTAAAATCACAGGGGTCAAAAAAACATTAGCAAATCTTAAAAAAATCTCTCAGGAGGTCAAAAAGAGTATTGCAGATGACACCATGTTTGATTTAGGATCTAAAGTTTTGGAGCTATCAATGGCAGAAGTGCCACTTGACGAGGGGACACTACTTAGATCAGGCACTACTCAAAAAGTTGGAAATAAAACCTATGTAGGGTACAACATGGAGTATGCAAGCCGTTTACATTACCACCCAGAGTATAGATTTAAGAATGGTCGAAAAGCCTTTTATCTTACAGATCCAGTCAAAGCAAATTCAAGCAACTTGGTTGCCTTTGCACAACAACAATTCATAAAAAGACTAAATAAAACCCTATGAACTACTTTCTTGACGATATAGCGGATTATTTGGAGTCGCAAGGTATAACTGATGTAACAGTCAACTACTACCAAAAAGACCTACCAAATCAGGTATGCTTACTATCCACAGGAGGCAATTTAAAGGCAGATCAAAGCCATAGTCAAGTTACTTGGCAGATATTAGTCACAAGCACAAAAACAAACAGAAACCTTGCCCAAACTAAATCCAGACAAATATTAGAAATACTACAAAATAAGTATGGGAAACTTGTTGAAAACCCAAATGCGGTGCATTTCTTTAAAATACTTGCTACAAGCGAACCATCCTTTTTAAGTCTAACTTCTAACGGATTGTCTGAATTTACCACACTCTATAGTGCTAATATTAGAGAACCAGACTTAACAACAATTTATATTTAATTTTATGCCATCTACACCAAACAACATCATACAAGGCGGAGCAAAAGTATATTATGCAGACGCACTTGGCGAAATGATCAATATCGGTATTCTACACGAGGACGGTATTGACTCAACCCTAATGGACAATATCGCTGGCGTTGGATCAGCAACCACAGGAGAAGGAAAAGTGGCTCACTTTACAGGTGGGACTACTGGAGAATTCACCATGAAACTCAGAGAATTTGATAAGTATATTTTATCAGAAATTTTCCAACAAACAACATCTACAGGAACTTCCGAACTAGACGGAACAGCTGGAACTGTAAACTTTGGTACAGACGCTGGTAAGAGAATTTTAGGTCGAAGACTTGTAATATATCCAATGGGTACAGACGAGGAAGGTGTACAATTCACAGAGACCGCTACCAACCCATACGCCGTAGAAATCTACAAAGCGGTGTGTACTAGCGATTTTGTGACATCTTTCAAGCCAGACACACCAAACGAGATCGAACTAACTTTTGAACCACAGGTGGATCTATCCAAAACTAACGGCTCCAAAATTGGAAAAATTGGAAATGTAACACTTTAACCTTTTATCACTATGTCATTTTTCAAAAAACTATCAATTACAATCAAGCTAGAACAACGAGATCAAGATATTGAGATCTACCCAATTCCAATCGGCAAAATCGAGATGGTGCTTGCAACTCAAAAAAAGTTTAGAGAAGCACAAGAGCAAAATGACGAAACACTTATCAAAGTTGCCATAGAGGAAATGTCAAATATTGTTTGTGAATTTTCCAACATTCCGACAGTTGAAGACGTAAAAGAACTTGCAATGTTTGAAATTGGTTTTATTTTTGGACAGTTGACAGAATACAGTCAAAACCCAAAAGCCTCCGCCGTGAATGGACAGACTCAAGTTATCTAATATTTGAGGCGACAATGGAGCTTAAAAATCACGGCTGGACACTACACGAAATAGAAGAAATGACGGTTGCAGATCTTAACGACGCACTGTTATGGATACACAATAACCGTGCTAAAGAGTCTAGCCGTCTTTTAGCAAGTCTCCAATATCACTTACTATCACAACACAAAAAAGGGCTTTTAAATGCTACGAAAATTAGCAAAAAACTTACAAAAACAACCCCACTAAATCCAAAAAACAGACCCACAATAATTGATACAATTAAACAATGGGCTGAATTAAAAGGCTTTAAATAATTTTAAAAATATTTTTATATGTCACTCGTTGCTGGATCTATACAGATTGAACTAGACGCTTTTTATCAAGGTTTTGAGGCTGGACTTAGAAAGGCTGGGAAATCTGTTGAAGATCTTGACGAAAAAGCTCAAAAACTAACCAATAAAGGGCTTGAGAACATGAATAGCAAGTTTGAGGGGGTGTCAAACACGATTAAAACAGGCTTGTTGGTTGGTATAGGCGGACTGGTGGCTGGTATAGGAGTAATCGGTAAAAAAGCCCTCGATTCTAGTGCTGAAATGGAAAGTTTTGGCTTACAACTTGAAACAGCTTTTGGAGGTAATGCCGAAATGGCAAAATCCGCACAAGCTCAAATTACAAAGTTTGCAGCTAAAACACCGTATGATCTAGGTCAGGTGATGGATTCATTTATTAAACTTAAAAACTTGGGTTTAGATCCTAGTGAGAGAGCTTTAACAAGCTACGGAAACACTGCCTCAGCAATGGGTAAAGACTTAAATCAGATGATTGAAGCGGTTGCAGATGCTAGCACAGGAGAATTTGAACGACTTAAAGAGTTTGGTATAAGATCCCAAAGAGAGGGGGAAAATGTTAAATTTACTTTTCAGGGTGTAACCACAACAGTCAAGAATAATAGTCAAGAAATTCAAGACTATTTGTTGAAAATAGGAGAAACTAATTTTAGTGGTTCTATGGACAGGCAAGCCACAACCTTTAGTGGTTTAATGTCAACGATGGTTGACAGCGTCAACATTAAATTAGCAGAACTAGCCAACAACACAGGCTTTTTAGAGTTTTCTAAAAATATTGTTACAGGTGTAACCAACATTGTTAATGCTATCGACTTAAATAAGATCAACGAGTTTGGCAGTAATTGGCAGACAACAATGCAAAACACACAAACAGCCTTTCAACCAGTTTATGATTTTTTAAAACCGTCACTTGACCAGCTTATACAAGCTTTTAAAGATATGTTGCCACCATTGATTGATTTTTGGAATTTAATCAGTCCAATAGTTTTACCACTTTTGATAGATCTGGCTAAATTGTTTGGTGTTGTTGTGGTAGGGTCGATTAAAATAGTAATTGATGAAATGACTAGAATGATCAATACAGGGGCTTTTTTAATAGAGTCAACAAATAACCTAATCAATCTTTTAAAGGGGTTTTGGACTTCGTATGGTGGAGCAATAACAAATATTTTTAATGGAGTTACAAGCTTTTTAAAGGGGTGGATTGATTTAATCGTTGGAGTGTTTACAGGAGACAAAGGAAAGATTGATGGAGCATTTAATACAATGCTAAGTGGTGTAAATGGAATTTTTAAAGGGGTCATGGACGGAGTAGGACGTTTGATATATGATACAATAAACTGGATCATCAATTTTGTGACAGAGAAATTTAACTGGCTAAAAGGTAAGGCTGGAGAAATGGCTAATCTTGTAAACAACATTAAAAACAGTGCAAGTGGAGCAACCAACTCAATATCACAAAACACAGGACTTTCACAGGATCAAGTAAGGGGTGCTATTCGTGGAGCTTTACCAATGGGACTAGGTGGATTTTTTGCTGATGGTGGAATAGTTGGTGGAAACTCATACACTGGCGATCGTGTACCAATCATGACAAATTCAGGCGAGATGGTTCTTAACGAACGACAACAAGCCACTCTATTTGATATAGCTAATGGTGGCCAAAGAGGACAGGCTACAAACAACACCTACAACATCACACTAGGATCTTACCTTGGCACAGAGCGTGATAAACGCCAACTTGCCAGAGATCTAAAAGACGCCTTTAGTCAAGTAATGCCAACTAAAACAGCTTAACTATGTCAAATACTTTATATTATGGAGATTATACAGGGTTTTATATCGACGGGATACCGTTCGTGCCACCTCAAAGGTTTGAGCCTAAATTGATCTATATAGAAGTCGAAAAAAGATCATTAAATAATACTCTAACTGTAGATCGTTTTGACTTCGAAGAAAAAACAGAGTTTGACTGCGAATGGTCATTGACTCCAGACGAATTTACACAACTTAAAAACTGGCTAAACGGTGATTTTTACCCTGTTATTTTTGATATAAATGGCAACTACCAAACTTTAGATCTAAGATTTAAATACGATAGCTACGAGCAAATCGGAGAGCGTATAAACCTAAAAGCAACCGCAAAACAAAAATAATCTATGGCTACAGATATTACAGCGTGGGATCGAGCTTATCGAGCAATTAGGTATAGGGTGGAAATAAACACCACACCCCAACCCTATGGGTTAGACTATACCACAGGAACACAAACCAAACTTGGGACTTGGGTAGATTATACTGATTACATAGACAATATCACCCTTTTTTCTTACATTGAAGACAACAAAAGGGCTGGAATAGTGCAAACAGAAAGTGAAATAATATTAAATCAGGAGGCTTTTAGTTATGATCTCCAAAAAACTGGAATCAGAGTGAAAATATATATTGAAACCTCAACTGATAACTGGGCGACCTCTAATAGTTGGTGTGTGTATAGGGGGGCAACGACCGAAAAAAGCACGGTCACACCATCAAAAATAATCTTAAAATTGGTTGACATAATGGGAAGAGTCAAGAACATGATATTACCCGGTAATGTCTCTGGTCAATCAATTAGTGCGAGCGATCTAATCAGGATATTGTTTGGATTATCGAGTGGAAAAGTGTACGGAATCAACACAAACTGGCAAACCTCACCAATCACAATCACAAAATACAATTTCAACGACAAAAATAAAACAGAAAAAAACTTAAAAGAAATCTGTGAAAACTCCAACTATCTTATCAGAGTTAAAGAGTACGAGGAGGCTGGCGTTGGTGATACTATAGTTGTCGATAGTTGTGACTTCTATGACGTCAACCTAAACGACTCAACAGTAATGCCAGTGGACGCAAGGCTACCAGAAGGAATCAATGTTTTTGGATCTAGTACACCACTTGATATACACTACAGCCTTGATTCTATCATAGAATATATAGACTTAGGTAGTAACGGGAATTATAACACAGTTATATCCAACAAAAACACAAAAAAATATGTCGATGGTGGAGTATTATACAAAAACCTAAACCTTACTAATTATGTGTGCAAATCGGGGGAGACAACAACATTTTTACTTCCTATTCCACAAGACATAGTAGAGCTTATTAGTTTCGAATCTTTTATTTTTTATGGGGGGAATGAATCAGTTAGTTATTATCAGTTTTTAGATGCTGATGTTGACACAGGTGGGCTTGTTTTTGTTGGGTACACTTGGGGAGCCTCACTTGTTAGAGATGACCAAAACAACCGTGCAATACTGGTCACGGTCAACAATCCACTAGGTTTTGATATTTACCTTAAAAAAATAAACGTCGTCGGAGTTGGATATATAACAACACAAAAAGAACGACTAACAACACAAGACAGCAACTTAATCGCGGCAGATGGTAAGGAGTCAATACTTGAGTTGCCAGAAACCAAAGTGCAGATTGACTCGATCCAAACAGTCCATGATCTAATACTAGACAAAGAGATAAGCACTAAAAGATCATACCGATTCATCGCCAAAGGCAAACCTCAAATCAGAGTAGGTGATGTAATAACGATTGAGACAATAGACCAAATAACACGAACGGTGCAAATCTTAGAGATCGACAGTGAGATAAGTCGAGATCGTGGTTTTGAACAGACTATTTTAGCTAAAGAAATATAAGTTTGACAATTCCATTTCGTATAATGTTAAATCAATTTAGTTATGTACACCAAAGCACACACCATTACAGCTTATAATTACAAGGATAACACGGTTTACCTAGACCTTGCTAATTGGTTATCTGATAATGGTTTAAGCTTGACTGGATCTACAATAACACTCAAAGTATCAAACTCTATTACAGCTGGATCAGAACTATTTTCAGTCACTCAAACTGATCACACAGGCGAGGGGGCTGGAATTACTACCGTATTGATACCTAGTGCAACTATTGACGATCTAACAAGCGGTGCTTATTTCTATGAATTGTCTATCACAACCTCAACCCCCGAAACTTACACTATTACACAATCCGATTTTATAGTCGGACAATCAATAAAAACAGCTTAAATATGCCTCAAGATATAAACATTAGACCAACTGTAGTATTAGATCAGCAGTTTACTTACACACCTGAAGATGTGGCAAACAAGTCAACCGACGGAACTTTAACAGCTAACAGTGACACACTATATCCAAGCCAAAAGGCGGTCAAAACCTATGCAGATACTAAACAGGCAAATATAAACAATTTGACACTTACAGCGGTTACACCCGAAGCCACAGACAAAGTATTGATTCAAGACGTATCCGCAACCAACGAACTTAGAACAGTCACAGCTCAAAATGTGAGTAGGTTATCCTTACCAAGTGGAACGGTTGCCGAACGTGGGGTGGTGCAAATGACAACCAACCCCTTTGAGTTTAGTCTGGTTGATGTTATGCTCAACTATGGCGATATTCTAGGCTACCAAAAAGGCTTTCAATCCGCACTTAAAGCCCAGACAATAGGTATACCAATTCAAACCGCCAACACTTCAACCGCCTTGACCGATAACGTTGCAATTTTCAGTACGATATACAACGCAAGGGAGATCAGTTGTAATGGCGTGATGTTTTTCTGCAGAACACAGGGTGTATTTACAGGTGATCAGGAAAACAGCCTTGCACTATACTCAATCAATTCAGCCACTGGAGATCTTACAAGAATAGCTATTACAGCAAATAATCAAAACATATGGAAAGGCACAGCTAATACTTTTGTCTCCACAGCGTGGACAAGCCCAGTTACATTGCTTCCTGGTACTTATATCGTGGCTGGAGTCTATAATTCATCGGCACAAACAACCGCCCCAGCGATAGCTACAGCTTCAGCTCTTGCAAGTAGTGCAATGGGAAACATAGTTTTTGGAAATGCAAATATGAAACTATATGGCACAAGAAACGTAGTCAATGCGTTGCAGTCAAGCTATATTGCCACCGATATTACAGCTGGTACAATACCTTATTGGTTTGGATTATACTAAAAAACTATGTCATCTCAATTATACAACCTAGCTCACACATTATATGCTACCAACAATCAAAAAGTAGTGTATAATTTCAACACCCTAAACAATGATACAGGGGCGGTGATTAGTTTGTATGGTTGCACCCTATACTTCACCGCCAAAGCAAATAAAAGTGACGTTGCAAACGTTGCAGCAGTCAATACAGGCGTGCTAAATACTACCAATGGCTTAGGTACTATAATAATACCAAAAGCCACCATGGACACTGTTAGTGCCGGTGAGTATTTCTATGAGTTATCACTAGAAAACCAACTAGGAGAAATTACAACTTTGACAACTTCAAAATGGATCGTATCACAAAAAATATAATATTATGGCTACTCAATCAGACATTTCAGGAATAGTTCGGGGAGATACATTGACAATCAATATATCAGCTCAAAACGATAATCTAACACCTATAGACCTTACAGGGTATACAATTTTCTTTACTCTAAGAAAATACTATGATACTACAGACACAACCGATACACGAGCAACCATCGAAAAAACGTGGGTAAGTGCTGGATCTAGTACAAGTATAGTGATCACAGCAACTGAAATGAAAATAGAGCCAACAATTTACAAATATGACGTACAATACAAGGATCTGGGAAATAATATTGTAACTATAGCCTATGGAGATTTTGAAATCATAAACGAGGCTACTAATCGAGCAACTATCTAATTTATGGCTACTATCAATATTACTTCTACAGGTGCTACAGTGATTGATGTATTGGCAACAATCACAGTTACAAACACAGGACAAGCCTCAAATATACCGTGGGGAAACATTACTGGGGATATTACAGACCAGACAGATTTGATAGATGAATTGGATCTAAAAGTGCCATACACAGGAGCTACTAGTGATGTCAATTTAGGGACTTTTGATATTGAAAGCACACAGGCAAGGGTTGACTCTATACAACTTGATACAACCGCCACACCGATAACTAACGCCGAGGGTTTGATTCAGTGGAATGCGACAGAAAATACAGTTGATGTGGGTTTGGAAGGTGGTCAAGTTACTGGTCAATTATTTGAGGAGATGTATATTCGAGGGGTCAACAAAACTGGATCACAACTATTAGAAGGTCAGGTTGTTTATAGTGACTCGCGAACTGGAAACAAACCAAATTTTAAACTAGCAAGGGCAGACTCACACACAACTGCTGGAGTTCTAGGGGTGCTTACGATGAATATTGATAATAATGGATCTGGTCGTGCAACCACCTTTGGGCTTGTTAGACAAATTAAAACCAATTATACAGGCAACGGAGATTGGGGGACTACTTGGCAAGCTGGAGATACACTATGGCTATCAAAAACAGTGGCTGGTCAACTTACCAATGTAGAGCCTACAGTACCACACCATAGCGACACAATCGGAACGGTTGCACTTGTAGGGGGGGCTGGTATTGGCGAGATCTTTATCAATATAAACCACCATAAAAGGCTTGACGACTTGGCAGATGTCAACGGCACAGCACTTACAACCACGGGGCAGATCGCAAGTTATAATGCGACTACAGGCTATCATGATTTTGACAAAAATATCAATGACTATTTGGTCAAAAATGCTTCAATCACAGGAGCAACCAAAACTAAAATTACTTACGATTCAAAAGGTTTGGTTACGGCTGGAGCAGACGCAACCACAGCGGATATAGCGGATTCACTAAACAAAAGGTATGTTACCGATTCAGATCTTACCAAATTGTCAAACACAAGTGGTGTAAACACTGGAGATGAGACAAACGGCACTATAATATCTAAGATTGGCTACACCCCCGAAAACGTAGCCAACAAGGCTACTACAATGACAGGCAACACAGCCTCAAATATTGTATACCTCACAGCTAAAGCAGTTTTTGACTGGGCAACTGGATTGTTTGTTGACCTTGTATCAAACCAAACTATTGCTGGTAACAAAACCTTTAGTGGGACTCCAGAAGTCCAAAACTCCTACCCAGCCGTGCAATTAAATACTACTGGTGATACTGGTATTGGTGGATTTATTTTTAGAAGAAATGGGTTGGCTCGCTGGCTTTTGGGGACACAAGGGTCGGAAAGCGGAGCAAACGCTGGTAACGATGTGATATTTAATGCTTATACTGATGCAGGGGCTTATTTATGGAATGCCTTTACTTTTGGTCGTGGCAACAAAAACATAACCTTAAGTGATGGAAGGGTTGCAATCAATGGGACAACTGGGAATATTACAGCTCCAAACTTATCTGGTACAAACACAGGCGATCAAACAAGTATTGTAGGTATTACAGGTACTACAGCACAATTTAATACAGCTTTGACAGATAATGATTTTGCCACCCTTGCAGGTAGTGAAACATTAACCAATAAAACAATCACAAGTCCAAAAATTAACCAAGTTAATGATACAAATAACAACCCCCTTGTAACATATACTACCATTGCAAGTGCTGTTAATTATTTAGATGTACGAAATAATAGGACAGCGTTTTCTCCATCAATAACAGCGACAGGGACAGATACAAGTATCAGCATCAATATTACACCAAAAGGAACAGGACGTATTCTTGACCGCGGTGTAATTGTACCAAATATATCTAGCTCTGATACACTAACTAATAAACGTATTGTATTAAGTGCAGGAACTACAACAGCTGGTACAGCCCCTCTTAAGCTTACTACACAAACCTCACCGCTTACAGTAGCCGAGCAAGGTACTTTTGAGCTTGTTGGCAACTCGTTACAATTTACCCAACTTGCCAAAAGGCGGGGGGTTGCAATGAGTCAAGACGTGAGAATTACAAGCACCACAGTCGGAAACACAACCACCGAAAGTGGAGCTTTAATCACAGCAGAACATGAAGCTAATTATTGGGAAGTAGGAAAATGTGAAGAAATTGTTTTGCGTGGAATAGTGCAACAAACCACCACAGGTGGTGGAGTTCTCCAGATGAGAATTAAGTATGCTGGCGTGACACTTCAAACAACCTCAACAGTTTCAGCCACTATTGCAGCAGGGACACCATTCAAGCTCGAAGTAACAACAACATGTCGCTCAACTGGAGCCACAGGAACACTCCAAGTGAACACACTATTTAGTATTGATGGGGTGACCTACGTCCCAGACGCTTCCACACTAGCCACAATAAACACAACTACCGTACAAGATACCACGGTGACAGCCCAGTGGACAGTGGCTAATGCTTCTAACACAATTACAGTAGCTCAAGGTCGTGTACTATGTATCGAACCAAGCAGATAATTTTTATTTATATGACTATCAAAAAAATTCAAATAAACCCAGCCAATTACACAAACCAGTCAAGCCAAAAAGTGGGCTTTGTTATGCACTGGATGGCTGGCACCCTAGCAAGCACAGATCGCACTTTTCAAGATAGCAAAAGAAAAGCGTCCGCACATTTTGGGATTGGTGCAGATGGCACTATACACCAATACTTAGATATTGATAAGATAGCATGGCACGCTGGAGATTGGGAAGCCAACAAAAAATATATTGGGATCGAACATGAGGGCGGTTTTAGGTTAGCAAACAACCAACTAGCTAAACCGTCTAAAAAATGCCATGAGGCAAGTATCGAGCTAATAACTCAATTATGTCGAGAGCTTAAAATCTTAAAACTAGAATACAAGAAAAACATATTCAAACATAGTGACATAAAAGCTACTCAATGTTGTGGGTCGCTCGATGTTGACTTGATAATTCGAGAGGTCAACAACAATCTAAATCCACCAAAACCAGCCGAGAAGCCTAAAGCATGGACAAATCCACGAGGTCGAGAAGAACAGTCACGTTTTGCTTATATCAATGATTTAAATGAGATATATAATAGATGGGTAGAATCTGGAAAGTGTGACGTGGAGGTGGCTAATGCACTTGCTGATCGAGACAATGAGATCAAAAACCTAAAAGCAACTTATAACGCAGATAACTATGTCAAATAACATACTAAGAATAATTTTTAACAAAATTTTACAAAAAGCAAGTATTTTATCGCTTGCTGGATCAATCATATACACGGCATATACAGCTGATATATATAGCTATGATACACACATGTTCTATTATTTTCTATGGTTAAATATTGCCACGGTGTGGGGGTCAATTTCAGTCATTGCCTTTATACTCCAAGAATGGCTAAAAATTAAAACAATCAAAAAATATGGTCAAGATTTATGATGTGAAACTATTTTCGGATGGTGTTTATGATGTGGGCTTGTTGTCAATCTTTGTTTTTGTTTTGGTTGGTTTGGCTGTGTATATGATGGTCACTGGTGGTGATCTTGAGACACAACAAGAAATCAAACAGATCCGAGAAACAAGGGAATTGAAACATATTCTAGTTAAACATGTTGAGGACGCAAAGGTTACAATTCAAACAATGGTTGACATTAAAGAGTCAAACAGTAAGATTTTAGAATTACTAGAAAATCAAATTAAATAGTATGGATCAATCAATTATAACAGCACTAGGGGGGTCGAGTATCGGAATATTACTAATAGGTGTGATTCAGTTGTCAAATATTGCTTTACAGCTTTATCAAATGTTTTTGGACGCTCAAAAAGCCAACAACCACAAACAGGTCAAAGATTTTCAGGAGCAAATAAATTTGCTTACAAAAAAGTTGGAAAAAAATGAATCTAAAATCGAAAGTCTGGAAAAAGAGATCTATGAACTGCACCAAGAGAACGCCGAACTAAGAGGATTGCTACAAGCACAGGAAAATAAAGAGGAATTGATACAAAAATTTATCAAAAAACAATCAAAACAAGATAAATAGCAATATAACGCCCATACAGGCGTTTTTTAGTTTGAGTGGGGTATTTGGTTAGGTATTTTGTAATTCTTTCCCTTTGGTTAGCTTATTTAATAAGTATTTTTGACCTTTGGCAGTAACCATTGTTTTTGTGGTCAAAACATTGTCTCCAGTTTTTGGGTGTATAAAACTTGACTCCAAAACCACAAAATAGCCATTATTGACAAAAATTTGATACGGTCTGTTTTTGCGATCCAAAATGTCAAAATCTCTAAGCTTAGTAAAAAGAGTGTTTCGACCAAAAGGCAATTTTAAAACTTTTGCACATGTCGCCATGTCGATGGCGTTGGTTGTGTCTAATAATGCGGTGGCAAACTCAACCTTGTCTTTGTCTTGCTCAATCTTGGTTTCTAGCTCTAGTATTTTTTCCTGATCTTCAAGGTGGGCTTTTAATGCTTCAATATAATTTTGTGGAATTTGTTTTTGTTGTGATACAATTTCAGTCTTGCCAGTTTGTAAAAGCTCATCAAGTTTTTCATTTGCAAATAATTCGAACTCAACACTGATCCATTCAGCAAGTTTTAAAGCAATTCTACGATCTCCAAAAGTTCCTTGTTCTTTCCCTTTTCCTAAGGTCTGGGATAATCCCAAACCTTGATCCTTTTTTGTGTAAGCAGTTAAAAATCGTTGAGTATTTGGCAACCGTTTCCACTCATTAATATCTTTACCAAAATGCTTACAAATCTTTGTGAGATTGACCTTTCCATTTACAACTTCAAAAATACTTAAATCAAAGTTTTCAACTAAAACTAAATCCGACATAAAATAGATATAAAAAGACCCACGCCGTTACCTTCCGAGTTTTGGAGCGTGGGGGTTGTTAGGAAGGTAACCTTAGCCAAAATCGGATACTCTCACCATAACAATAATATTTTATTTTGTCAACTTAAATCCAGTAATACCATTTTAAAAAACTAAAACAATATAATATTATTTATTGTAATAATTTTGGATAAAATCAATGGCAGTGGCTCTATGATTGCCGTCTCCGATATTTAGTCCATTTTTAGAATATTCTAAGTAAATGATTGGATCTTCTAACTCTTTATTATCAGTCAATAAATGTACAAAAAACACTATTTTTTTTAAGTGTCTGGCTTTAGGTATGTCTAACCCATACTGACCAGTCATCGCCTCAAAAACCTCCTTATAGGTTAAAATTTCTGGCAAATCTGACCATATAATCGAATCAAAGGCTGTTTTTATTTGGAGCATACAAAATTTGCAATATCGTTATAAAAGATCAAAGTATTGCCATCTTTATCAATGGCTAATGTTTTACCTTCCAAGGTGTCTAAAAGACTTATAAAATCGTCTTGACTGAGTTTTGATTGGAGATCATTAAGTTTTACCACCTGATAACTTTCAAAATCAATAATTAGATTTTGAATCCAGTCGGTGTGTTGGAGTTGCATAAATTAGTTACTAGTAAAGTTTTTTGTTAAATTATTACTTGCTTCTTCCATAGTTGGCACTGAATCAATAAAATCTTTTAGATCTGAATCTTTAATTGTAAGTCTCGGATCTTTAGCTAGTATCAAATCAATAAAGTTATTAGATGTTGTCATAGCAACCATTTCCGCTTGTTTTATTTCTTTGATGGGTAAAGTGTCAAGCAAATAATAAAACAGCTCTAATTTATGGCTTGCTTCAATTAAATCAGTAATTGAATTCCAATTACTAGGGTGGCTCCAAGTTCCTATTGCCAACTTTTTAAACCGAAAAACTAGATCTTTAAAATATTGAAACATAAAACAAATAATCTTTTTATAGTTTATTTTTTGTCAGAAACTTTAAAACCGATTATTAACAACCACCATAACAAAACAAACCTATCTATGTTACTCCAAGACGAAATATCATAATTAAACTCCCATTTGATGAATTGTATGAGAATAACCCCCAAAAAGAACAACAGCAAATCGGTTGCGATCAAAACCACGGCGAATATTAAAGATTTAGGAAATGAAGACATGTTGTATTATAATTTAATTTCTTTTAAAAAATGGTTTAAAATGCTTTCCACTGTGGCTGGTTGCCAAACTTTAGACATTGCATGCTTTGTATTTTCTATAGCTTTTAAAATGTCTTTTTCTTTGATCCCAGACGCTTTAGCTTGCACTGTTTTAACCTCTTTAATCACCTCTTTTTCAACCTCTCTCACTTCGAGATTAGATCCTAGTATGCGACCGTCTTCAGTCATTATATAGACATTGCCATATGTATTAA